CTTCAGAACTCAAGTCTATGGATCCTCAATCAGAGGACTGTAAGCAGTTATCTTACTATGCGCAGATACTTCACGCAGCTCTCCTCTCAATCAATGCTGCTGAAGATGCTGTATCAGGTCTATCTCTATTGATGCTTAAACAGTAATGGTATGACAGAAATTGAGAAGGTACTTCAAGTGTTTGCTGATAGTGTAGAAAAATTGAGTTATCCTGAACCAACGGGTGATCCCAATAAAGACTACGCTGGTTTCTGGCCTATCATCGAGAAAGAAGAAGCATATCATAAGCAATGTGAAATGACTCCAATTTGGTATTAAATTCTTATGAAGAATAACTTAACAATCTCCTTCCGACACTGCTCCACCTGTGGTTATTTCTGTGATATGGGATATAAAGAAGGTTGGTGTTCATGGCTCGGCACAATGCGCAAAGCAAGACAGCAAGAATGTGAGGATGGGTATAAGGAAAAAGATTAGCACAATGATACATCGTCCAATAGAAGAAATAAAGAATGAACTGAAGGCTTCTGGTTTTCAGGTTCCAGAGCATTTCCCTTACGCCGTCGAATACTATCCGAATGCGAAGGACATGCGGGATGCTCTGCCATTGTTGCATGATGAACTACAACAATGGTATTTGTATGCTTATAAAATGATGACGATTCAAATTCCATATCATTCAAGGATGGATGTTTGGGTCTATCTGAGACTCGGTTCTAAATATGGCGGATGTTCTCGTGTAGAAGCGGTCCTGAAATATGAAGAACGCGAATATAAGTATGATCTTTTACTGTCTGAGACCACCATCGCTCATGCTGTTAGTCCAGTAGGTGTTGTACGTACATATATTAAAGACACACTGGCAAGAGCGTTCCGCCTTGTTTCCGCTTTTTTTGCAACTGGTGTTATACCAAAGGATGAATTTGATATTTAATTGTCATGTATGCTGCTATATCATAGCAGCCAATTTTAATCAATAATTTATAAAAAGCAAACATTATGAATTTAGATGAAATGGCCCATAAGTACATCGGGCAGCTGGAAAACAAATCTGGCGTATTTAATGAAGGCGACATGGAAACATGTTACGTTACTGGAGCACAACAGGCTTCTGAATTACAGGAAGGACAATCTGGCAATTTCGGACAGGCTATTGGTTCACTGAAGTTTGGAAAACTTGTTCGTCGTGCCGGATGGAATGGAAAGGGAATGTTTCTCTTTATGCGTCCTTTCGATGTGTTGTCTGACAGCTTTATTGTTGATACTGTGAAGTCTCTTCCACACAACTTTAAGGAATGGGTAAAAAACCATCCTAATGAGCGTAAGGAACGCTTTTTCGCTCAGTATATTTGTATGAAAGCTGCCGACGGTTCCGTTGTCAATGGATGGCTTGCTTCTCAGACGGACATGCTGGCTGACGATTGGGAACTGGTAAACCCTGAAGAATAGACCTATGACACATCCAATCGGTTTTCAGTTCAAACCTACTTTCCCCTCTAACCTCGATCACTTCGAGGTTAGAGGTTTCGATGAAGAGAAAAAACATGTACTTACTATCGTCTATCCCAAGAATGGATCACCGTTCGATGATAGTATAGAAGAAGAGTACTACGAAGCCGCTTTTGCTATTGGTGAATATGTACCGTTAAATCTTGATTGATTATGGCTGGCCCTAAATGCGACATATTTGAGTATATCAGAGATACCGTTCATATCTACGATAAGATGACAGAGACCAACAAGAATCTCCGTTATCTTTTCAAAGACTATGAAGAGAAGGTTGTTCCCGTCAAAGAGTGTATTCGTAAAGTCATGGCTGCTCAGAAGAAAGATGTCCTTCCTGCTACCATTGACTTGATGACGGCGGCAATGGAAAAAGATAATGCAGTTCATGCCATGTGGTTTATGTCAGCTGCCGTAGATATCTGTAATGAAAAGCAAATCAAACAATGAAAAAATTACATCGAATAATCCTATTCCGTGGCTATAATGCCAAAAACAAAACGTGGCTTCATGGCTACTATATCCAGAATCGGCTTGGTCATTTCGTGACTCCCAATGAGTTTGCACGAGGTAAAGATTGGGATGATTACGAAGTAGATCCTGATACTGTCGGACAGTTTACTGGTACATACGATAAAACGGGCGCGATGGTTTATGAAGGTGACATCGTGGATGCCTGGAGTGCCGGCTCGCATATTAGTCATGGAATTGTAAAATTTGCTTCTCCTCGTTTCTTCATTCTCGTCAATCATTCAGAGAAGGGGACACCTATTGACTGTTGGGGTCTTGCACCAAGCCAGTTTGATGGTAACGATGAGCATCTGAAGGTAGTTGGCAATATCCATGATAACCCAGACCTCGTAAAAGCATATTTGGAATATCAAAAGCATCATGTATGAATAAGAATTGTATATCTTGCATCCATTCAAAGTTTGACTCGGACATCAAGCAGTTCGTATGTCCGCTGAATGATATGACCGTCAACAATCGTATGATTTGTGAAGAGTATTCTCCTTGCAGGGTGCTGATAGCCGCTAAAAGGATGAAGGAATTTAGGGATGCTGGAACGGTGACGAAAGATGACGTGTTGAAAGCCTGTCAATCCGTGACAACTATGATGAACTCTTAGCATAATAACAGTTATTTCATCGTTTTTGATACTGACAACGACCACCTAAAACGTATCTTTGCAATGAGAAATAAAAACTCTATGGCAAATATATATCTACGCATATCGCGTTATGTAGCGGCATTCATGCGTTCCACGGGCGACGGGCAATCCATGCCTTATAACTCGCCAGTGGAGTTTTCTCCATATACTCCTGAGTATGTAGTCCTAACGAATTGCCTTCGTGTGATTCCAGAAGCACAACAGCATCGGGCATCGTGTTACTCTCAGTCTGCATGGAAGAATATGTCACGTGGATGTCTGCCGCAAGGTGGTAAACCTATTCTCTTGCGCGATCCGAAGGATTATCTCACCTATGCTGAGATCTGTACGCTGGAGCATCTGCCGAATAAAACAAAGACTGATGCTTATGAGTTTCTTTGCATCAATATACCGCGTGAAATAATTGTCGATGGACGGGTACAAAGAACAACAGCATCACATACTCTTGATACCCGTGCGGCTCAACAACTGCGTAAGATGTTGCGTGAGTCATTCATCCGTACATTTTTGGACTTCGAGACAAGAAACAACCTATTTGCCAAATCGCAAGGCATTCATCGCTCTGGTGTGGAAATTCTCGAACGCTTCTTTATGGAGTACGACCTTCCAGTGTCTCATTCTCAGAAAGAACGTGAGTCGTTGCGTCACCTCGTACAAAGATGGAGAAAGGAAGCGGAATACCTGGTGCAATCTCCTCGTATTATCAACGATGACTTGGTAACTCGCATCGATGATCACGAATATACTGGCGGACCTCCCAAGTATGACGATAATGACTGATTTTTAATGATGTTAAACAAATCAAATTTGGCTCTTAATAAATGTTAAATAATGGCAATTTTCGTGATTTTTATATTTACAGCGTGTTCCATATCGTTTTAACCCCCTTGTAACTCAGTTTTCACTAAAAAGAAATCTCCACATGAACTGCTCTGAACTCCGCCTATCTGAAATTGTCCGCATAGCCATCTTTCTGGCTTCTGCATCCAATATCTCCGTTCCTCGAAATGTGTGTTGCAATTCTTTCGCAACGGCTACTCCATTCTCAGGATCGCCAGTATTATCCTTTGCGCTTACTCCTGATACGGAAAATGAAGTGCGTCTGTCGTTGGTGCCAACTCGTAAAATTACGAACGCACGTCAGGCTGGTGGCACTATATATACACACGACTTGCAAATGTCCGTGGAAAACCCGCCGACATCGGTGTCTGAGGCTCTTAATGCCCTTGCTGGTAAGGACTTTCATGTGTTATACACTCATGCGGATGGCTCAAAGTCTGTGTCTTACTCTCTTCCTAATGCCTCCAATATCGACATGGAAGCAACTCTTTCTTCGGTATGCACGATGACGCTCAAGGCAAAACTCTTATCCATGAGCGATGCTATAACGATTACTACGCCATAATATATATATAATAAGGTATAAGGTATAGCTCATAGTTTTTGGTTATTGATTGATTAGTCTTTTAGGTTAGTGTATTAAGGTTAGTGCGCCCGCTGGTCCCTTCCAGCGGGTTTCTTTTTTCCATCCCTAAACGCGAATCTATCAACCTTAAACCGTTCCTTTACCCCTTCCGCACATGCGTACCTTTGCGTCGTAATCAATTCGCATTTCGCATGAACGGACTACTCGAAATACTCACTAATAAGGAATGGATGATCTCGCCAGAGTTCGTCCACGCCTCTCGCACGCTGTTCGAGCACAACTTGAACACGCATACACCATTTGCAAAGGAGAAGAAACTTCCATACGCTGCCCGTGTGGGAGCTGCAACTTCTTCGGAAGAGTCCCAAGAGTCTGCTGGTTCTACCATCGATATTCAGCAATATCAAGTTGGAGAGAATGGTAACGTCGTTGGCTATTCTTATCAGCTCGGTAAGATGGAACAGCCGTTCGTCAACATCATGCCGGTGGATGGCCCTATCACTCGAAACGGAGGTGCATGTTCTTATGGATCCGTAGAATTGCGTGATTGGCTCATTCGTGCAGCCAATGACCCAATGTGTCGCGGACATGTTTTCTATGTTGACACTCCTGGAGGTTCGGCATGGGCTAAAAACGATTTCCAACAGGCTATCGATTATGCACATTCAATGAACCAGAAGGTTATCGCCTTCATCGACGGTCAATGTGCTTCCGCTGGTATGTACCTGGCTTCGCTCTGTGATGAAGTGTATTACATGCACCCGAAAAACCAATTTGGATGTATCGGTGTCATGGCTGCATTCTACACAGAAAAGCCGGACACAACCAACAAGTTCACAAACGAGACCTATCGCGAATACTATGACCCTGAATCATACGAGAAGAATCAGTGGTACCGCGAGATTGAGAAGGACGGCGATGCCACCTTGCTCATTGAAGAACTGAAGGAGTTGGGTGTGGAGTTCCGCGCAGACGTACAAAAGGCTTTCCCTGCTGCTACCGATGAATATATCCACGGTAAGATTTTCGATGCTGAGAAAGTTGTTGGCATCCTCTGTGACGGACAATCCACCTTTGGCGAAGTCGTTGCACGCGCTTTCGCACTTTACGATGGTGCAGAACCAGTCAAGCGCAAAGAGGCAACACCTCCCGCATCTTCTGAAGGTTCTTCTGATGGTGATGCCTCAGAAGGTAATGCTACAGTTCCCGCCGCTTCTGCGGAGGATCCCAAAGAGAACAACCAAAATAGTAATAACCCCCAAAATCAAGAAAACATGAAGAAGTACGAATCTATCGCTGCTGCTTGTGGCGTGGACGAACTGGTCGTGACGGAGGAAGGTTCACACTTCGTTCCTGAAATGCTCGACCAACTCGAAGCATCACTGGCTACGGCTTCTACTGAAAAGCAGAACGCCGAAAAGCGTGCCGATGACCTTCAGGCTAAACTTGATGCTGCTGCAACCGAACAGACGGAGGCGGTCAACAACAAGGAGAAAGAACTGAACGAGGCACATGAGACTGTCGTAAACAACCTGAACACCGAGAAGGCTCAGTTGGAAAAAGATCTTGCTGACGCTCGCAAGGCGAAAGAGGATGCTGAGAAGGCTCTTGAAACAGCCAATCAGACCATCAAAGACCAGACGGCTCAGATTGAATCGCTCACTACCGCCGCCGCTGCAATGCACGACGAAGGCGCAAAGAACAACGGTCAAGGTGCTGCTGCCGAGGAGCCTAAGTGTGCCATGCCTGAGTATGACCACACAAAGTCTCCGCTCGAAAACGCTCGCATCCGTAAGGCTGCTGGCTTCTAAGCTAAACCAAACGTAAGTTAGTAATAAACCCAAAATCTCAAACATTATGCCAAATCAAGCTCCCGTTTTCATCGGCAAAGAGGCTCTTACGCACGTTGCCGAGACTGTAGGCAAACAGATCATCATGGGTCCTGCCTACAACGACCCTGAACTGCTCGACCGCTTGGGCATTCAGGTGATTTCTGGTGTGCAGTTTAAGAAAACTGACCACCTGCTCGTTCGCAAGGGTGGCACCACACGCCGTAAGGTGGTTGGTACTCCCGTAGAGAACAAGATTGGCTTCCTCAAGGAACGCACGCTCGTCGCAAAGCTGACCTGGAACCGTTACAAGGACAACATCGACAACTATGTTGAGACTGTCTTTGGTACGGACGGTAAGCCTGGTGGCGACTACCCATTCTCTACGATTGCGGCTACCGCTATTCTGGCTTCCTATGCTGAGGATCTTCAGGCATGTCTCTTCTTCGGCGACATGTCATTGGAGAATGACCCCGACGAGGCAAAGCAGAAGCTCTCTCTCTACGATGGTTTCCACACCGACATGGCAAAGGACATGGAGGAGGGTATCATCAGTGCCGAGAACAAGAACCTCATCCCTTGCGACGCTATCGCTGCTCCTACCAACGCTCACGACTCCACTCCGTTCGACACGGTGCTGGAATGGTACACCAAGTGGGATGCTCGTCTGCGCCAGCAGAAGGATGTGCGTCTCGTCTGCGACATCTTGCGCGGTATCTATATCGCACAGGGCTATGCCAACAAGTACCACGGCAACAGCAAGGTGAAGTACCTCGACAATGGCAACTTCACTGTGCCTGAAATGCCTCGCGTGCAGTTCGTTCCTACCGACGCTTGGGGTGTTGGAACTCGCCTCGCTGCTTGGATCCCCAACAACCTCCAGTATGGTGTTGACTCTGAGAGCAACCAGAGCTTCGTCAAGACGCAGTTCGGCTCCGATGACGATGCTCAGGACGTAATCTTCCAGATTCAGTCCATCCAGGGCACTCGTCTGATGAACCCGCTCTCCAGCGCATTCGTGATGACGAACGGCTCTATCGCTGAGAACGTCATCAACGGCGACTACACCAACTCCAAGTTGGTTGTCAACGTAGATCCTAATGCTGGTGGCACCGTGACTGTCAACGGCGAAGCCTACACCGAACCCGTAGAGTTCGCTGCTAACGACATCATCACACTCGTGGCTACTCCTGCCGAGGGCAAGCACTTCAAGTCTTGGTCTAATGGCAAGACTACTGCGACCATCACAGTAACGGCTACGGGTCTGCCTATGGCTCTCACTGCGTTCTTCGAGAACAACTAAACCCTTGGGGATTGTGCGGCGTGGTTATGCCACGCCGACCTCCTCCCCATGATTCTGTAATCGAAATTATCAACTCGTAAATTTATAAGATTATGCCTACACCTACTGTTACATGTCCCACGCTGACTGACTTCCTCAATGAGGAACAGTGCTTGGAGAACATCGCTGGTACAAGTGCTATCGCATATTACTTTGTCAAGAGCGATCTGGCTGCGCCTCTCACTCGTTCTGGCTGCGTATATTCGACTCCCACTTTCAAGACTGGCAAGGGTCTCTACAAGTTCGACCTCAAGGACGGCTCACAGAAGATCGAAGGCGAGAGCCAGGGCAACAACAAGGGTTTCAACCTGACTTACGACGCTGTGCTTGACGCAGTGAACAAGAAGGCTGCTGAACTCTCTCGTGCGCTCAACAATCTCGACATCGGTATCATCGTGCCTGACAACGAGGACACGCAGATCATGTATGACCCCAACCATCGTGTGAAATGCGATACCGGCGGTATCAAATCTACCACGGGTGCCGCTCCTGGCGATGAGCGCAACACGACGTTGCAGTTCAAGCTCGAAGGGGTCCACTACGACAACCTGTATGTCACTCCTCCTTCTGCTGAAGGTGGTTGGGATTCTTTGCTCGCATCCGCTGGTTCTTAATCCGCGTCCGACCAAAGAAACGCTTGTACTCGTTACCCCCCTCGGCTTTCTGCCGCTCCTATCAATGCCCGCTGGTTCATACCGGCGGGTTTTCTTTTGTAACCGTATTCATTTTCGGGGAAAATCCCCTAAAATTGTTCCGCTACACAAAATCCCCCGTTTTACCTTTGCGTCAGTAATTCATAAATTCATTAAATCATTCATTCATCATTTCATGGAAACAAAACTTTTTACCCAACTTTCGGCTACCGAGAAACAGACGTGGCTCGAAAACTATCAGACATGGCTCACTAAACTTCCAGCCATTGAAAAGGCGACTAACATCACCTCTACTCTTCGTGCTGACATCGAAGAAGGTTTAACCCTCCTGGCTGCATTTCCCTACTGCCGTTCGTTTGTGGCTGAAGCATTCCGTTTCAAGGATTACAAGTACCGCCTCAAACTGATTCGCCGCTATGCCGACCAAGTAACGGCTGACGCAAAAGAAATCATGCAGAAAACCATTGACCTTTCTGATCCATCCCTGCTTGTGCCTCATGTTGGCCGTCCCACCAAGGAGGAAGCCGCTGCTCGTGCCATGAAAGCAGAACAGGAACGTATCGAGAAGGAGGCGAACGAAGAAACGCTATTCGGTAAGAAGGCTGACATCCCCACCGTGGAACCAGCGGCTCCTGCTACGGTGTCTGGTTCGCTCATCGGCGATGCCCGTCTGCATCTGGATCAGTTGAAGTGGTTGCTCTCCCCTACTCTGCAAGAGGCTGTGGATAGTGTTCACGAACTCCGCACCAAAGCCGCCGAAGCAGCTACCATCGCAAAGCAGATGGCAACGGACGGCAAACCTGAGAAGGATATAGAACCGTTTGCTCAGGAGGCGGCTGAAAAGACTGAGGCGTATGAAAACATCTATGCTCGTGTAGATGACGAAATGGCTCGCGTTTATGTCCGTCTGAAGGAGGATAAGACTTTCATCGCATCTATTCAGGCAAAGAAGATTGACCCGACTGAACTGCGTACCATGTTGCGCCCATATTGGGACAAACTGGAAGATGGAGATAAGGAGAAGGTGAAGAATGAGGTCATAGACTTCATCAAGGCTAACGACCCAGAACAGGCTGCTATCCGCGAGAAGGAGGAGAAGAAAAAAAAGGCTGCTGCCGATATCATCAAATACCTCCAGCGCAAGGATAAGGTGAATACGGAAAAACGTATTGCCGGAATGAAGGCAAAATTCGAGGAACTGAAGGTTCTCATTGGTGAGGAAGAAGCGAACATTTATCTTCCAGTGCTCAATGTGGCGATTGAGGATTACGAAAAGAACGTAAAGCCGAAGAAGGAGGCTGATAAGGCCGAGAAGGAGGCTAAAAAGGCCGCAAAAACAGCGGAAAAGAAAGATAAAAAGTAGTGCTCATGTCTAAACCTTCACCTCAATACTTCGACCTCGTGGAACGCTGGATATTGGGCGGTGTGACCATCGAAAAGGTGATCATGTCGCCCGACCAGCGGTACCGCGCTCTTGCTGCCTACGAAGCATACCAGATCTGGCTTCAGGACAAACAAATCCGTCCGACGGACATCATGCGTCGCATCGCAGCTCGCGAATACCCTATCATTCTCAAAAAAGCGGAATCCGGCGACCCGACGGCTCAGGAGTATGCGCGTGCCTTAAATCTCGTACCAGGCAAACAACGTACTATTACGGAGATATCCAATGACGTGGCTCTCTTTAATCACCTCATTGGCGTTTTTGACACGCCAACGGAGAATATCGAGAAGGCAAAGGTGATGGATGCCTCAGACTGGCTTATTCGTGAAGGGATGAAAATGGGTGATGCCCGCGCCGTGAAGTCTGGTGCGGACATCAAAATGCAGATGAACAATAACTTCCAAGAGAAGGAATCACCGACCGACCAAATGCCGAACGTGGAAATCAATATCACTGGCGATGTATCTGTTATCAAGCGTGACCGTGTGAACTACACTGATGAGGAGAAAAAGAAGTATGCACGTCAATATGGACTCACTCAAAAACAGGTGCAGGAACTCGTACAGCAGCCAGACGGCTCATGGGAAATTCCGTCAGACAATGCAGAACCGAATCCAGACCTAAATCCTGATATTTTCATAGCCAATGAAGAATAGCCGTCGTGATGTATATATGAACGCGATGCAGCAACGCATCTACTATTCCAATGCCCGTGATGTGCGGTTGTTGGCTTCGCGTCGTTTTGGAAAGACAGACGGCTCTATCGGTCCTCGTATTTACCGTGTCAGTATGTCAATGGAACGGGCAACGAACATCTGGCTTGGTAATAGTCGTAAGCAGCTCTACACTCGTACAGTCCCTGGCACTATCGCGGCCATTGAGCGTTTCTTCGGGCTTCAGGAAGGAAGGCATTTCGGATGGGGGAAACCGCCTCGATGGGTGCCAGACCCTATCATCAAACCTAAGACATGGGATAATATAGTGTGGTTCGCAAACGGAACGATATGGCAACTTGTATCACTCGGTGTCACGGGTTCTGCCAACTCTATTACGGCAAATTCCATCGTGGGCGATGAGTGTAAATTCATGTCTAAGGCTAAGATTGATGGTGAGGTAATGGCGGCTTTGTCAGGTATTGTGCATCCGCTTGGAGATCCTGCATTTACCGAAAACAATCCTCTCTTCAAATCCACCTTCTTCGCTTCTGATGCCTCGCTGACGGTCAAAGGAAACTGGCTTGAAAAGGAAGAGGAAAAATTGGATGCACACCCTGAAAATGGTCCCTTTCAGAAAATGTCATACCGTGCCATCCAAGATGAATTGACGGCGTATGCGGAGAAAGTGATGTTTTACAATGAACTTCTCAGAAACGCAAAACGTGATAATTGCAAGATTCAGGTGCTTCGTGCAGAACAGATAGCTGCTGTTCGGGCGAAGGCTGAAGCAATGATGAACCATGAAGGCCCGTTCCGCATCCTTCCTAACTATGGCCGGCGCATCAATAAAGCGATGTTGGATCAGTGTATCGCATACAAACTGATTACACCCGATGAAGCGGAATTGCTATTCTGCCATCAATATCTCATCACGCCTGAACAGGATTTTGAATTGCAGATGATAGCAAATTCAAAGTCTTATCAGAAGCGCATCCGTGAATTACAATGTAATGCTTTTACGTTCTGGCGCGGCACAACACTTGACAATATCGACCTCCTTGGGGATGCTTACATCGCAAAGATGAAGCGTGACCTTCCACCTATCGTCTTTGCCATTTCTATCTTGAACCTTAAACAGGCAAAATGTAACGATGGCTTCTATTCCAATCTTGATATAGAGAATGTTCATGGCTACATTCCTGAAGAATGTCCGGCCATTGAACAGCAGATGACAAAGCGCACGGCTTCTACTATCCACGGAGGACAGCAGATAGATATGGAGTATGAGACTCCTGATTTCGGAGAACTCCAGAAGTTGAAGGATTGCACGCTGGATGGTGATGTGGTGGATGCCCTGCCGCTTTATATCGCGATGGATTATAACGCTAACATCAACTGGATTGTCACAGGACAAATATACCGACGTGATAATCAGGAATGCCTTAATGTCATTTCTTCCATGTTTGTAAAGAATGAACGCAAACTTCGGGAATTGGCGGGTGACTGGCACCATTATTATAAACCGAAAATGGGTAAGTGCCGTGATGTGGTCTTTTTCTATGACTCTACGGCAAAGTTCCGTGGGTATGCCATTGAAGGGGCTGAGGACTTCAAGGATGTCATCATCAATAGTCTTACATCTTTTGGCTGGAATGTACGACCTGTTCCTATGGGTGCTCCGTTTGAACATGAAATGAAATATAAGGAAATCAACGAATCCCTTGCTGGTCTCTCCTACCCCGCTATCCGCTTTAATCGTGATAATAATGAGGCCCTGATTGTCGCGCTTCAGACAGCAGAGGTTTCCATCGGTTATAAAGGTTTCCGCAAATCAAAAGCGGGTGAAAAACTCTCCGAGGACGCTGACGATGCGGTACGTCTTGAATACCGAACAGACGGGACGGATGCTTTTGACACACTTTTCATCGGAGTTAAGCATTTCCTCAACTCTATGTCTGGACTGTGCCTACCTCTTGGAGATTGAAAAATCATTTGTTCCGCTCGCCTTTCTGGTACGATGTATCTTTGCTTCCGTAATTAAAATAACTCCCCTAAAATGGTTTCGACATGACAGCCATCGATTTTTACTACCACACTGAAGATAGCAATTTCTATTCTTCAATACTTGAAGGTGGTGTGAACGTACAACTGACGTTTAACACTCCGAACCCTGTTCGCGTCACACTGGAAACTCGTCTTGACGAAGATTTGCCTTGGACGTTTATGCGCACAATGATGGCTTCTGAAAGCCTCTTGTTTTCACTCTCTCGATATGCCGAAGGGCAGCAGTTCCGCGTTCGTTGTTCCGTTCGTCCGGCTACAGCAAACCATTCTCCGATTGACCCTGGTGCAGTACCCACGGATGAAGAATTTAATGAATTGACGCAGAGAGTGGTTGACCTCGAAGAGGGAAACGAACCACTGGTGCTTTCTATCAATCCTGAGACGGGAAATCTCGAACAGGAAGGTGTTTCTTCTGGCACATTCTCTATCGACACCGAAACAGGACACCTCTGTTTTGAAAGTTAGTAAATCTCTAAATAGTATATCATCATGCCTACAAAGAAGATTATCGGTCGAATTATTCCCTTCTCGCGTGGGGAGTATGACGCTACCTACAACTATGACGTGTTAGACCAGGTACAATCGGCTACGGCTATTTACCAGTCTCGTAAACCAAACAATCTCGGACACCCCGTGACTGACACGGAATGGTGGACGAAGTACTTTGACGTTGGCGCGGCTATTGAAGCGGCCACTTCACAAGAGACTCCTGAAGCTCAGTCTGGTGCGGTGGTGCGTCGTATCATGGCAATCGATCAGAACGGACAGCCTTGTTCCATCACGCCCGCTGTTCTGGTGAACTACGTGCTTGAAAACCTCCTGTCTTACGACCTTTTGGCCATCGAGCGTAACAACAACGACGATTAAAGTACTGTGCCCCGTGGTTTACTCACGAGGATAAAGATTAGAATATGAAAAGACTCAATAACTCTCAACCACTGGCGGTCACTACAACATTCAGACCACTCAACACCTCTATGCACATTGAGGTGATGGGTGGTTTGTCATCGTTGCAGTTTTACCGTCAGACGTTGCAGGAGTGGGTGCCAGATCATTCCATCGCTCCTGTCATCGATGCGCATGGTACGCAGACGGATGGAGCTATGCGATTGAGGGCTGTGTATTCTATCATCGACCCTGACAACAATTTGAACACCAACGACCTGGTGCCGCAAATTTTCTGGTATGTCGATGGTACACAAGTCACGTCAACGGATTCTACGCAGGACTACTACATCGTTGGCAATATCCTCTACGTCCGTAAGAACTTCACGCATTTGTTGGGCGCGAATATCTATTGTGAGTGCCGTTTCACTGACACCCGTACATCAACGCCATTCGTATTGTCAGACACGTTGCCGCTGACAGCAATACTGCAAGCAGATGAACAATGGAGTATCAACATCTTGTGCGACCGTACACGAAAGCATTTTCCGCTTCATGCTGCAACAACCATCTACTCTTTTGAGGCAGAAGCACGTCAGGGTAGTGCCGATAAAACGGATGCGGTGGCGTGGTTCTGGGATTATTCCATTGACAGAGGAGAGCATTGGCTGACGATTACTGACGATTGCCTCTGGTACGTTAGTGGTAAGAACGCATCCACATTATCTGTTGACATGGATTTCATCGAGAGTATCATGGTGCGCTGTCGTATCGGCACTGCAAATGGTACTTCTACGGTGGCTCCAGATCTTCCAAACGAGGCTACGGCATGTATCGCATGGCGTTTGCCTAAGATCATTCCTGTTGTGTTCTCATACGGTGGCGACCGCATATTTGCCGAAAATTCATTTATGACTTTCGGGCTGATTGTGCATGTCACAAAACATAACGACTTGACAGAGGAACAACAACGTCATTGGCTGATGTGCGATTGGGCTGTGCGCCGTCAAGGTAGCAACGACACGCCTGTTGCGCTCGGTGCATACGGATTGGAGGTCGTGGTGCCACAACGCTTCATCTATGACACGTCTGGAGCGAAGTTTATCGTGGATCCTCGCTGCGCTATCCGTGGTGTATATGACATCATAGCCGACCCGTCAGGCGAAGTGTTCCAATCGGCTTCGGGCCATGAGCTTGCTATCCGTACATAATAGTTAATTCGTAAATAATAATAACCCTTAAAAAAAGACAAGATGAAAAAAGCGAAAACTTCTCTTGCATCTGGTGAAGGCATAGCCAAAGTGTTGTGCTTGACCAGTCTTGACAACCTCTATGAGGCTACGCCGGAAGAGGTGAACAACAGCGCGATTCCATCCACTGTTGTAGGTGCGCTCACTTCCAGTCTCACGCTGGAACAGAACTCTAATCCTGCCATCACGGTCAAAAACCGTGGAGCGGCTGAACTCTATCAGGGTCAAATGGGCGGATATGCCTTCTTCATCAAGGATGGCAAAGTCTATGCGGCAAAACTGAATGGAGGTGATTGGACGAAGTTTGCCGATGGCACTCCTTTCACATCAGCTCTGGAGCAAATGTGTGAAACAATGGTACATGTGCCTGACTGCCATTTCAAAGGCGAAGGTAAGACTCTCCACTTCGGCGGTCTCGTGCCTATAGATGGAGGCCATGTGTTTGATTCTCCTCATTGGGTAGGTGCATACAAGATCTGGCTTGATGCCAACAACAAGGCACATTCGCGCCCCGACAAGACTCCTGCTCACACTAAGACGATGAGCAACTTCTGGACTTATGCACAGAACCTCGGTACTGAGTTTGGTCTGGCTAACTACCAGTTCCATTGTCTTATCAATGCGCTCTTCCAGGCACGCTATGGCAATCTCAATTCTCAGAGCGTCATCGGTGCTGGCTTCCAGACTTCTTCGTGGGAGGCTGCTCGTGATGTGCCAATGGGTCTTACAAAGGCTCTTGGTGATGGATCGGGTAGAGTGTTCTACACAGATGGTACTATCGGCGACCAGTACCCCGTTAAACTCTTCGGCTTCGAGGATCTTTGGGGCAAACTCTGGGAGTTCCGTCCTGGCATCCGTTTCTACATGGATGACACCGTGCGTAAGGCTGTTGTCTATTCAGGCAACAAAGTCAGCAACACGGCTACGGGTCGTGAGTTTGTGTGCAGCCTTACTACTCAGAGCGGTAGCGGCACTTATGCCAAGTCAATGGAACTTGGTGAGTGGTGGGACATGATCGCTCAGTCCGTCAATGGCTCTGACTCTACGTACTATTGCGATGGCTTCTGGTACGCTACGACTGGAGAGCTGCTGGGCGTCGGGGGTCTCGCGAGTCGCGGTGCGCCCTGCGGTATTTCGTCTGCGTGCTCGTCTTACGCTTTCTCGCGCTCGGACTCGGACGTCGGTGCTCGTCTGGCCTTCTACGGTGAGCCGGAAATCGTTAGCGGTGCGCAGCTGGTGGCCTTGACCGCCTGATAAGGCGGGTCATTGGCCAGCCGGCTTGCGTGACCGCTCCTGCTGGCCATGACCGTCTCTGTCGCGTATTTAGCAACCACTAATAATAAGTAGTAATAACCATTTAACAAAATCATCAGAGGACAGGCCGCAAGCGGCGACCATCCTAAAACAATTTGACATATTGAGACAACGACGTGGAACAGGTTGTACTTCCTGAACACACATAAACAAATAAGCATCTTTGCCGAGGAAGAGTTGAATAGTTCGAGATTCTTCTACAGCTTTTTTGGAGAACAAAGGTGTAGGGACGGAGTGATTGGTGGTTCTCCACCGAGAATTTCATCCCGAAAAGGCAATAAATCGTGGAGCTGCTGAACGTCGGGGGTAACGCGAATAACGGTGCGCAATGCGGTATTTCGTATGCGAACTCGAATAACGCTTTCTCGAACTCGAACACGAACATCGGTGCTCGTCTGAAATTTTACACTAATTATCCACTGTTTATCTCTACCGGCCTCGTGTAGGTCAACGGGGATGAGCACACGATTGAGCCTGACTCGATGGAAGGATATAGGGTGTGCAAAGCGGTTTTCCCGCTTTGACCTCCAATCCTGACAGAGCGAACACATAAAGGCGTAGGGTGTTATGAGTCCCCTCGCGCAAGTAAGCAAGGCAGTTGTACGCCTATACCGAAAGCCCGTGAGCCGAGAAGTGTAGAAGGCATAACCGTTTCCGTAATCAATTTGTCTCGTAAAAGAAGAACGATGGCTGAAGAGTTGGCATACAAAAGAAAGGCAAGCCGTCGCGGTAAGAACCGCAAGGTGCGCATCGCCCAAGTCTATGACATGGGCAACCTACGTATGGCAGATCGTGAGGCACGAAAAGGTAAGGATGCACATAAGGGTGTTCGCATCTTTGACCGTAATCCAGAAAAGAACCTTCAGACCTTGCAGGACCAACTTCGCACAGCCACATACCATACTTCGCCAGGACATGAATGTGTGCGCCATTGTCCCTGTGGAAAAGACAGACTGCTGCATAAGCTGCCGTACTATCCAGACCACGTAGAGAACCATGCGCTCATGCAGATCATCATGCCGATAATGATGCGGGCATATTACTATGACTCGTCGGCATCTATAAAAGGTAAAGGTATGCACTTCGCAGCACAACGCACGGAGCGTTATATCGATGCACATAAGTATGCCGGTCGTATCTATTATGCCAAACTGGACTTCGTGAAGTTCTATCACAACATCAATCAGAAGAAGATTAACCATGTCCTGAGTCGAAAGTTCGGCGATAAAGGCATACGTTATCTGATTTGGGAGATTGTTTCAGCCTGTGAGGAGGGATTAGGCATAGGATTGTTCCCGATTCAACCGATGGCGAATTTCTACACTTGTGCGCTATGCCGTCTGTTGATGGCTCTCTTCGACGTATGGGTAGAGATTTATTGTGATGATATGGTCATCATGGGTCTTGATAAGAAAGAAGTATGGCGTGCAGTGAATTTCGTCAGGAAGTATGCTGAAGAGGTGATGGAACAGCCGTTGCATGACAATATCGGTGTGCAGATTATCGACGAACATCACGGACTCGATTTTGTCGGGTATCAGTTCTTCTTTAATCATACGTTGCTCAGAAAACGTATGAAAGCCAAGTTCAAACAGAAGATGCACCGTCTGAAAGACCCTATGCGTCGCTATCAGGCTGCTACTTCATATAAGGGATGGCTCATGCACTGCAACGGATTCAACCTCTGGTGTAAGGTGATGCACATGAAATCGTTTAAGGATCTCCAAGTTCCGAAGTTTGAGAAGAAGGATGCCGATGGTAAGCGTATGCTTGAAGGTACGAAGGTGTCAGCCTCTATGCTCTGCGGACGTGAAGTTGTCTTTACGGATGTGGAGTTGGGCGTGAAGTCTAAGTATAAGAAGAACGCGGCCATCGTACAGGTGGAGGATAACGGACAAAAGTTCAAGTTCTTCACGTGTAACCAGAAACTCATTCAGACGCTCGAATATATCAATACCCATGACGGCTTCCCGTTCACGGGCACCATCGTTCGTGCCAACAACGCGGGATTGCCTGACTACGAGATTACATAATCTCTGTGCCAAACGGTTCTCCCGTTTGGAAAGAAAGGACTAAATATAAACCCTAAAATATCAGTAAAAATGAAGAAATCTGAATTTTACGAGAATCCCGCTGCTGTTACTCTCGAAGGTAACGTGCTGCGTATCTGCTTCGACAAAGAAGAAGCAGATGAAGTGATCAACAACGAAGTGGAAGGACAGGAGCCTGAGACGCGCAAGGTCTATAAGGCGTTTGTGGTCCGTGTTAGCGAACCTTTCACCCTCGACAATGTGGCTCAGGCTGTACTGAAGGAGGGATTCGATGAGTTCAAAGCCGTTGCCGTGGCCGCCGAAGCTCTGCTTTTGGCTACACAGCAGGGTATCGTCTCTGGCAATGCGCTGGAACTGGCTCGTCAGATGGTCATCGCACGCATCAATGCCTACGATGCTTCTGAAAATGTCAATCAGTTCTCCTACAACGATGTCCCCATGTGGCTTGACAAAGACACACGCAATGGTCTCATCGCTCGTCTGAATGCTGAGAAGGCCGTTGGTAAAGAGACATCGACGCTTTGGCTCGGTACACAGTCATTCACCATTACTCCCGATGCCGGCCTTCAGATGTTGTCCGCGCTCGAAGTGTATGCGTCTGAGTGCTACGATAAGACAGCCGAACACAAGGCTGCTGTCGTTGCCATGAATGACGTAGAGACCATCGTCACCTACGACTTCACCGCTGGTTATCCCAACAACCTCGCATTTTAAGTAGTGCGCCCGCTGGTTCTTCCAGCGGGTTCACCACTGGTGCTCGGTGGTTGTACGCCGAGGAGTTCTAAACCCGTAATAACGTATCAAAAATGACTGTATTACTCCTTATCTCTATTGCCCTGGCTCTCCTCTATACAGGAGTGACCATCTGCTTGAACCGTAAACTGCCAAACTCTATATCGCACATGGTGTTCTCGCTCAAGAGACCCTATCAGTTTGTGTGGACGCTGTTCATCTGGTCGATGGCTTTCGGTATTTGCCCTTCGTTGCTTGATGTGATGGATGGTTCACCATTCCAGTTCCTCGGTTTCCTGACAATAGCATCCCTCGCTTTTGTAGGAGCCATGCCGCTGATCAAACACGACCCGAACACAGCACACAACATCCTGGCGATTGCTGCTGGCATAGGTTCTCAACTGTGTGTGCTGATAATCAGTCCGTGGTGGCTGCTGCTATGGCTGCTTTTCCTGCCGATTCTGCTGTTCCCCATGCGCAGTTTTGAGGGTAAGGGCATCTTTGTCCTCGAATTGTTCTGTTATATCACGTTAATAACTTCTGTCCTATGCCAAATACTATAAGTAATCATTTTGCCATCACAGCCCTTCAAGAGGGCGTGACGGTGCAAGGATCGTTGCGAATCGACGGCACGCTCTCACAGGCTTGGAACAACAACACGCAGAAGGCTATTCCGAACTGGAAGGCGACACAAGCCGACCCGAACCCAAGCCAGCCGCGTGTCTATCCTGTTGTCCGTAAAGGTGTGCAGTATATGAACAACGCTCAGTTGGTCAACACGCATTGGCTCTACAATGATGTGGTTATCACTTTTGACAACAATGGTGATTCCACCAACTGTGTGGATGCGAACAATGATCCGTTGTTCCATGTCGGTACAACCACGGTATCGCTTGGTGGCTCCAGCTATCTTGTTCCATGTCTCACGGTCATCGCCAACCTCGCAACGGCGACGAATATCGACCTCGACACCATCGGTTATGAGGGTAGCATTGAACTGTTGGGTAAACAGCAGCCGTTCCAGTGTGCGGTAGATGTCAAAATCTCACAGATGAGCGCACAGGGCTACCTCGGTCTGCTCTCTCCTGAATCTGCCATTATCACGGAGAAAAATCAGTCCGTGAGCATCGTGGCCTCCCTCTATGCGGAGGATGGCCAGTCGCCCGCAAGTTGGTACACCAAATGGTACAACGCTGGTACGGGTGATGAATATGTTGCAGCTCGCAATGCTCGTTCGTTCACTGTCAATGAGGCTGATGTGACGGATAACCTGATTATCCGTTGTGACTTCTTCACGGACAGCAACTATGCGAACCGCGTGACAACGGCCTTCGCTTCCATTGATGATACTCAGGATCCCGAATTTCTGTATATCTCGCTCAATGGTTCTAACAGCGATTTCAGTGGTCAACTGTCACCTGGTGAGTCTTGCACCGTTACAGCGTGGGTGGCCGCTATGGAGGATTCTACCGACATCAATACGGGATATACAAACTTCTCGTGCAGACTGTATGACGGCCAGCAAAACGAAATCTCCAGTGGTCCGACAATGACCACATCGAACAACCGTGGCACCATGACCATACCTTATGACTTCGTGGCGCAGAATGGCTACAAGGTCAACGGTATCGTCACAGCGTCTTAGCCTGTTCCGTCTAAACCACGGTGCTCGATGCGTAAGCGTCAGTGCCATCCTTCTCTCTTATGCAGCGCGGCTCATCCGCGCTGTATCTTTTTGTTCCGCTCCCCTACTCCACTATTACTATCTTTGCCCTATAAAAATATCGCGTTCACATGCAGAATCTTATATCACAGACTTTCGCAGTAACAGCTCAGAAGCCTACTGTATCGGTGGATCACATTGATAATTACTACATCACCGAGGCTTCTGGCATCATGCCGTCGGTCAATGACTCACGATGGACGCTGGTGCCTGATGGTCAGCAAGTGCCTGTACCTACAGCATCGGCTCCATATCTGTGGCATAAATATATCACCTACCTTACGGATGGCACCGCACTGGATCCTATCGTGGAGTTTGCGGGGTCTCTCGGACAGAATGGTTTTGACTATGACCTCGTGCCGTCTAATTCGGCCATCATCAAAGATACATCCGATAACCTCACTCCTGCAAATGTAACTTGCTCGCTCATCAAACGTAATGCCGATGGTTCTGCTGAGACACAATCCACCGTACCTTCTGGCTACTCGGTGGTGGTCTATCGCGACAATACCCCTTCTCCCTATACGCTTGGTGCCAACGTCCCAACGTCGGGTATTACTTCGGTTATCACTTTTGTGCTGAAGTATGGTTCTATCGAGGTGGAACGCCACGATATTCGTGTCATCGCAGAAGGTGCAGAAGGTCTTACTGGTCGTGGCATTCAGTCGCAAGATACAAGATTCAAGGCGACGGCAACCAATTCGCAGCCAGCAACACCCACCAATGATACGACGTGGAACACATGGTCTGCTCTTTCTTCTGCCGGCTACTCTCAAGACACGCCTTATCTCTGGAAGTGCATCAGAACGGTGTACCGCAATGGTAATGGCACAACTGATACAGAATACCTCGTGGAAGGCCCTACTGTATGGGGACAGAATGGTGCTGATGCTATATTTATCGATCTCGACAATGAAATGGATGCCATACCATGTGACAGCACGGGTAAGGTTACATCGAGAACGGTGCTCACTTCTTATGCCCGCTTATATCGAGGCTCTGCTATCATTAACACCGACCTTACGGCTCCCGTCGCAGCTAATTGTAAACTTGGATCTGTAACGCCAACGGTTACTTCTCAGGCTGATGGCTCCTACAAATTGGAATGGGTCTTTGCTGTAAATACACAGTTAAGTGTTGACCGTCTCACGGCCAATGTCGCTATTGGTTATGGAGGAAAATCTTATGCAGCACTCTTCACGGCCAATGTCGTGAAGTCTGGTTCTCCTGGCGTTTCTCCTGCTATCTACCAACTCTTGCTCTCTCAAAACGAGGCTTCTTTTGCCCGTAACAGCAGCAATCAACTTACGCCCGCCTCTATCTCTATCCGTTGTGGTTATACCAAAAACTACAATGGCACCATCGATAAGCATGTAGGAAGTCAGGCTTCAGATCTCCAAAACATTGACTCGAAGTATAACATCTTCTACCGTCCTATCGCTTCTAATGGAAATCCTGGCTCATGGGCATGGATGAAAGATTTATCTTCAGCAAACTTTTATTTGGTCATCCCAAACTCAACTACCAATATCGCCTATGAGTTTGTTTTGAGTACGGCTTCTGGCACTGCATCAATCGCAGAATCAAACATCTTTGACCGCGAGACACTACCTATCAACAAGGATGGCCTCAATGGTGCCCCTGGAGAGTCTGCTCTGATTATCGACCTAACCAATGAGAGCGATGCTTTCGGTACGAAGGCTGACGGAAAAATTACCGCGTCTGTGTCTCGTGAAACAAGAGCCTCGATGTTCTATGGCATTACGCCATTGACGGCAACATACCAATCCACGAAAACCTATGAGGATGGCACGAATTGTGGAAACGAGGTAGATGTGGTGATAGATTCTGAAACGGGTCTCGTTACCATGACGATGAATAACACCAACTTCGTCTATAACAAGACCATCTTCATCGATATAACAGGAACCGCAAGCGGTTACACGGATAAGCCTAAGACGGCTCGGTTCACCATACAACCACAAGCAGCCGGTAGTGATGGTAAGACTCCAATCATCTATCAGCTGATGCCGTCTCCGTCCCAACTCTCGTTCGCTCGAAATTCTGATGGTACGCTGAACATGGCTAATAATGTGATAACTGGTTATGTCAAAAAGATAGAGGATGAAGATACAACGATTCTATCCTCTCTCTCTGGTTATCGCATTTATTACGGCTATGGTAATCCTACAACACCTTCCAATTATATCAGTGTTGGTGGCACGATTACCGTTTCTGCATCCAATGCGGCTTCTTATGCTTCATTGGTGTTGGAACTCTGGAAGATGAATGGCACGACGAAGCAGAAACGACTTGACCGCGAGACTATCCCAATCAATAAAGAAGGCCAGAAGGGTAATCCAGGTGATCCAGGCAATGATGGTATAACACCGTTTATTATCGACATCGATAATGAAATGACCTCTGTGCCTGTCTCTCAGGAGGGCGCGGTAATTGCAGCAACTACTTTGGAGTTTAATCTTGCTGCATATTATGGTCAAACTAATGTCATCAATGATTGTACGGTTGCATGTGTTTCTGGATCTGATCAACAGGTTACAGTGGACGTGACAACAAATAAGGCAAAACCTAAGATCGTCATCGCGCAAGGTTTTACTCCTCCGACGATGATTGAATTGTGCTTCCGCGTTACACATGCCAACTATGGCTCGCGTGATGCTATTTTCTCTATTGCTTTCGTGAAAGCGGGTGGTCAAGGTTTGAATGCTATTCTCTATGAGTTGCTGCCCTCTCTTTCGCAGATTGCTGTGGGACGTACAGATAATGGTGCTTATAATCCCGCTAATGTGGCTCTGACATGCGGATATACTAAGACAGACGGACCTAATACTACGTCTGTGGCAGATTGCACCTCTTCTTTTGACGGATATGAAATATATTTCCGTCGCTTTTCGCGTTCGTCTAACGCATGGCAAACAACATATTACAAATATCGTACTTATAAGTCATATTTGGCTTCTATTGTTGTTGCTACATATTCCAAGGTTCAATTTATCATTTGCACGAATACATCAGGAACAATTACCAATACCAATCTTGATGATGTCAATGTTACTGGTCTCATCGATCGTGAGACCGTTCCCATTGTGGCAGATGGGCAAAAAGGAGATAAAGGCGATAATGCGTTCATTCTTGACCTCGACAACGAAATGGCGGCTATTCCCGTCAATCAGTCTGGTGCTGTAGAAGCGCAGAAACAGTTTACTTTCGGTCTTAATGCGTATTATGGCACAACAGCTGTGCTTAATGATTGTACTGTTACCGTAGATGGTACTGTTCCATCTGGATTTTCTGTAAATCTTGATGATAAATTTAATCCTGTTGTTACAATCAGTGCAAATACTACACCGGCTGAGATAACGGAGCTTACTTTCAAGGCCGTTCATGCTACCTATGGAACTCGTTACGCTACTTTCTCCGTATGTGCGGTAAAGGCTGGTGGAAATGGTGTTGACGCTGAAATATATCAGTTGAAGCCGTACTATACTGCTATTCAGTTTGCTCGTGATGGTAATGGGAACTTGACAGGTGGCCCTTATACGCTAACGTGTCAAATCCAGAAAACAAAAGGAACGTCGGTCAATAATTATAACTCACTGTCTGGCTATTATATCTACTATGATTGGGATGGTGCAGCATCACCGGCTACTTCTCTTCCTACAGCGGGTCGTTCGGTTAGTACGTCAGATGCTTCAAGCCATACGAACATTGTACTCGAATTGTGGAAGGGTGCTCGAAATGTATCAGGATCCGTCCGACTTGACCGCGAGACTATCCCCATCTTGAAGGATGGCTCGCGTGGTGGTACGGGACCTGATGGAACAGGTATCGCGTCTATTACCTTTCATCGTATGTTCACGATGTCGTTGGATGGAGAACCGTTACCAACGGATTCGGGTTGGATCGCATCTACATCTTCGTCTTATCCTTCTGAAAGCGGGCTGTCTGAGACGAATCGCTACCTCTGGCAGAAAAAGACTACGACATACACGAAGAACGATGTCGCTACAACTTATGAAGTTTCCCTGTTGGCTCAATTCAATTTGGGACTCAAAGAGAATCTGCTGGAAGATACGTCGTTCTTTTCTGAGGGACAAATGGAGGCGTGGAATGTGAAGAATGGAACGATTGGCATTGGTGCGGTAAGTGGGCACAATAGTTTCGGACTTACACCTGATTTCACTGTCGAATTATCCCCGATGCTTCGCCAGATAGTCCACAATGGATCTACGCTTAAAAAACTGAAAGCTAATACTTGGTACACGCTTTCGTTCTATGCAGCCATGCAAGCGAAGCAAAATCTGTTCTCTGGAACGGATTACAACGGAAATGGCAATACAGATTACGCTATATTCCGCGAATCTTATCGTGAAGTATGGCTTGGGGCTAATCAATCGATGGATGTTGAAGTGAAGGCTTACTGTGCTTCTTCCAATGTTTTTCTTCGTTACTTCGCATGGTCGTATGATACAGGGGATAGCACAAACTGGAAGAACACAACAAAAGTGGACTTTACCGAGACTTCGGAAACGACAAAGACGATGCGTGTTACCAACACGGCTTCTTATGGCAGATTGTTCCGTATGCGTGGTTATGTCTATCTCAATGGAACATTCACCATCAATGGTCAACAGGTGGTGAGCAATCCTACGGTTGCGTCGCCCTTGCTGAACAACTCCACTAACAATCCGAATGGGTACAACACCACAACTTATCGGTGTTACATTAAAACCATCAATGTTAATCGTGGATGCCGACTGTCAACTTATCTCTATCGTGCAGATCACGGCGCAGCTGTGCAACATTCATCATCGGCTCCTTGGTATGTGGATGGCAAAAAGTACACGGCTGCTGATCAAAGCGCAAACGCCAATCTTCAATCTGGTACGCTTGTGGCATTTTCCAATGATGGTTGCGTCCATTGGCAACTGTCACCTGGCACTGTCCGACATACTGTAACATTTAAGACACCTTCTTCTCTTTCTTCATCTACGGAGTATGCTGTCCTCTTCCGAATGAATCAGTATTCTCACTATGGATGGGTGTCGATGCCAAAGCTGGAAGAGAACACGATGGCTACGGAGTGGATTGAGCATACCAGCGATCGTTTCGCGGATGACATGCAGCATATCTTTGTGGGTGATTGGGTTGCAAGTACACAAGGCACCACTTCTACATATTATCATTTTGATAACGGTGTTCGCCATGTGGTGCTTGCGAAAGAAAGTGCATCTTCTACGAAAAAAGTGTACTTCCGTATGAAGCAGCGTACAACGGCTGAAGGTTATTGCTCTACGACGCAACCTTATTCCGACACAAACCATTGGGAAAAAGCGTCTAATCTCCGTTTTATCGCTGCTGAGTTTATTCTTGCAGATCAGGCTTTGCTCAAATTCGCACAGACGAATCGCATTCTGGTTTATAATTCTGCGGGCAACGTCGCCGCTGGAATGGGTGGTGCTGAAGGTGGATCAAACGACTACCCTCTTTGGGTTGGTGCCGACTATGAGAATCGTGCGACTGCCGCATTTCGTGTGTCTCTGCTTGGTAAATTATATGCGACTGGTGTGGAGATCTCTGGTAAAATCACGGCAACACAAGGTACTATCGGAGGTTTTACTATTGGTACTGATAGCATTGTCTCTACTGGAAATGCTGTCCTTCGTATTGGAAACGATAACTTCAAAACACAGTTTGGTATAACGGAATCTTCTAAAACTGTTCAAATGAATGGAAGTGAACAAGGTGTTGTTTTGGTGAACTATACTTTCAGTTATAAGGAGAATAATCGTTTTACATTAAGGAAAACCACAACAAGTTATTATAACTGGACGAATTTTGGAGCAGCCAATGTTATAGATTTGGATTTCCATTCTGGTACGCATTCAGGTAGTGCATCTAATAATAGATATGGTTTCCAGTATGCAATGATAGGTAACGGGCACGTGATAATGAATGGAATAGTTGAAGGTGCTGCTTATGATAGGGTTGCTAATTGGAGTGCTGCAAATCAGATTCAGATGGTACAGATGCCGTTGTATAGTAATCGTATTGTGGTAAGCACAACCTATGACAATGATATTCTTATCCTTCCTGATAAGTATTCTATGTTTTCCGCGTTAGGATGTGGGTTTATAAAGTCTGCTACGTCTCAGTATTTTACCTTCAGACTTGACATCATAAATACGGGTACAAAGAATGTATATGTGGCAGGATATAATTCTTTGAAAGTTGGCACATCAAGCAATTATACTCAACCATATATGAATACAAACCTCCCTTATATGAGGTATCGTAATAGTTCATATTCTGGTGAAAAGGATATTTACGTTAGACCTAAAAATATACTTTCTTTGATGTTGGTCTATGACAATGGAACTTATTACGCATTTATCATTAACGATCCAAATTAAGATTTATGAAAATCAATTTTGACAAAATCGAGGTCTATACCGACCTTTCCAAAACTCACGCTGTTATCCAGAACATGCGTAAGGACTTCGCAAATTTCATCTATACGCAAGGCAATGGTATTGCAGCCCACGCCCTCGCGTTAAAGATCTTCAACGGAAATGAGGAAACTGACTATGACGAAAGGGAAGTGGCTATCATTCGTGATTTCGTGAATGGATGCACTCCTTGTGTCATAGATGCTTTCAACGCCATCTTAAACCCTCCATCCCATGAATAAATCTCTCTTCCACATCATCCTCGGTACTGCACACCTTGACACAACGCCTGGTAAATGTGCCCCCGACCGCTCTATCCGCGAAGCGATCTATTCCCGTGAACGTATTGCTGCCATCAATAAGGTATTGAAGGCGCAAGGCTACAACACGCATATAGACTATCCCGACCTCCAACCGAATAGCCTTATCAAGGCTTCCTATTGGAAAACAGAACAAACACGCGAACTCCAGTATCGCGTGAAGGTGGTCAACGACCTATGCCGTAAGTATGGTGCTGCAAACTGCCTCTATGTGTCTCTACATCTCAATGCTGCCGGCAATGGAGGACAGTGGATGAATGCAGGAGGATGGGCTGCTTACACCACCGTAGGTAAGACCAACTCAGATATCGCCGCTGAACACCTCTATGTCGCTGCTGAATACTGCCTTGCACCATACGTAACTATCATGGCTGAAGGTAAGAAGAAGGGCATCTATTCTAAGGCGCAACGTCCGTTCCGCACGGACACTACAGATGGTGATCGTGACCTCGAAAGCAATTTCTACGTCATCAAACACACATCATGTCCGGCTGTCCTCACAGAAAACCTCTTCCAGGACAACCGTTCGGATGTGGCTTTCCTCCTTTCTGAGGAAGGGAAAGCGGCTATTGAACAGCTACACATCGACGGTATCAAAACCTACATCGCCTCCCTGTAGTGTGCCCGTTGGCTTGACCAGCGGGAAAATTTGTTCCGCCTTTATTCTCACTCAATCGTATCTTTGCTTCAGAAATAAAAGTTTTCCATCATGGCTAAAAGAATAAAAACATCGCCGATTACCCACGTCCGCTCTGATCAGTTCCTCAAGAAAGCGGTGCAGATGGCACAGGATAATTTCTCAGTCCTGTCGCCTGGCGACCAGTCGTTTTATAGCGACCCGACACCCGCAACTTGGGCAGACTTCATCGGTGCCCAACTGCGTGGCGCAATAGGCTCGAATGGAGCTTACCAACGCAAACAGGCTCCAGTACTCTATTTCTCGTCTGGAAACGAAATCAAGCAGGGTACGGAGAAGTCTGGAACGAAAGACTTGGGATTCATGGAATGGGGATTCGGCAATACGCTCCCCAATCTTGTGGCGTTTTTGACACATCTTCTTCCATACACTGCTGCCGGCATCAAGTTCAATACAGACCTCTGTGCGGGTCTTGGACCACAACCGATGTATGACACGGCTCAGTATGTAGGTGGCAATATCACCACACGCTTCATCCGTTATAAGGATGCGGGCACCTTCCTTCGTGGCCAAATCATCGACAAACAGCGTGAACTTCTCAAACTACGCTCGGAATGGCAGTCATCCTCGCAAACTCATCCTGACGGTGGCAGTTCTGAGGGTGATGCCTCCGAGGGTAGTGTGCTCAGTGGTTTGCCCGCCGAGGATGACCCTGCAAAGAAGATTTATGATGAACTCTGTGCCACACTTGAAGAACAAATCGAAGAATTGCAGACAGCCTTGGAGTCGTGGAAAACCACCAACGATGAAGTGCAGAAGTTCCTCGACCGCAATAATATCGCACAGACATGGCTTTCGCTCGTTCTCGACCATGAATTGTTTGGTATCGCCTTCCCTGAGTTGCTGTTGAACCAACAGGATCTTGGGAAAGACGGCAAACCCGTGGAAACTGAGGTGTGGAAGCCAAAGGTGACGGGCATCGCGCATCGAAGCTGCCACACCACACGTCTGGAGCGTATGGATGATGAAGGCATCATCAATTTCGTCTATTGCTCAAATCGCTGGCTCGACCGTGTGTTTGTGGAACAGGGCAATATCAATGACCCCATCAATGCCATTCCTTCACTGAACACAAGGGAACCGCTGAACTCGCTGAATGAAAAGGTGCGAAAGGCACGCCAAAACAAGGTAAGCGTAAAAGAACGCCCGACCCATTTTGTACTGCCATCGGTTTATCCTACTGCTGGTCGCCCCTACTACCCTACCCCTGCATGGCATTCTATCTTTGGCGGGGATATCTACGAATATATCTCGACCATTATCAGTGACCGTCTGAATCGTAAGCGTAACAGCAATATCATTGGCCGTGTCATATACCTTAATAATGAGTATATGCAGCAACTCTTCGTACAGAAGAAGGCTACGGGCGATGAGAATAAGCAGAAGGTTATCCGTGATAAACTATATAGCCAGATTAACACCTGGCTCGGTAATCGTAACAACGCCGGTCAATCGCTGCTGGCATTCACTTTCACTGGTGCCGACGGAAAGGAACATAAGTCTTTTGAAATCGTCGAAATTGAGGCAGCAAAAAAATCCACTGCCGATGCCAATGAGAAGGAAACGGCTGAAATCAGTTCCATCGTGTTCATGGCGATGGGGCTTGATGGTCGCCTTATGGGTTCCTCCCCGCTCTCACTCGTAGGATCAAATGGCGGCACGGATATTCGCGAACGCTATCTCTTGCGCCTCCTGATGAAGTCACCGGCACAGAACATCCTCCTTAAACCGTTTGAGGTGCTGTCTCGCTTCAATGAATGGGATAAACACCTCGTTTGGCAGGTGCAACGTGAGGTGATGACTACACTCGACCGATCAAAGTCTGGAGTGACCTCTCAAAACACCGAAAATGAGAGTCAGCAAAAGTAGTGTGCTCGGTGGTTCGCAACCGAGAATAAATAGTAATTGGTAAATCGTCAAATAGTAAATAAACATGGCTTCCGGCTTGAATATAGAAGGTGCTTCGCCTCTCATCGGCTCACCAATCACTTATAAGGTACGCGCTGCTACTATCAGTGGCTCGGTGGCTTTCCATCGCGTCAAACTGACAGTACACGCGGCTTTGGATGGTGATACGGCTTATACCGACCTCACGCTTTCCTCTCCTGCTGAAAGTGGCGAATGGCTGCATTTCGATATCAGTTCCGCCTTGCGTGCTGTGGCCGATCGCTATGAATATACCTATACTCCTCCAGCTTCATATCCGCGTGTCCGTTACACATTATCTGCGTGTGATGAATACATGCAGAATGGTGAAGTGCATGACAACGTAGGTCTCACAAGTCTTGATACTCCTCAGTATTGTCTTATGGGGACATACTCTGATCTTGAAAGGCTGTTGGCGACTTCTGGCTCTAAGTCAGCACAGCACTTCACACGCAAACCTAACACCTCTCCTGAAGTGGTGGCCATCGGCGAAATAATGGTGTGTCCGCAATCTTTCGTCTCTCCTGTTACATCTGGTTTGGCGACTGTCGGGCCTACGTCTCAGGAGGTGACTATCACCACGGCTGGATTACAGACCGTCAATGGCCGTCAGGTGTTTGCCGTACCCGCGCAGGATGACCGCTATGAGTTCCGTTTTGTCAATGGCCTTGGTTGTCTTGAAAGCGTGTCTGTGCGCTCGTATCGTACTACGGAAATGAATGTGTCATCTGAGTCTTATATTCGTGCCGTTCAAGAGACATTTGGCTCTTTCTCTCGTGGACTTGTGACGAAGAAAAACGATTATGAGACTTGGAAACTCTCTTCTGGTCCGCTTGATGCTGCATGGGATTCTTGGTTCCTGCATGAGTTCCTGATGGCGAAGTTCGTATGGGTGAAGATTGATGGGAATTGGATAGGGTGCCATATCGTTCCTGATGAGACGGTAAACGGACCAGACCGCACACAAGTTGGATTCTTTGAAGTCCTCTTCTCTGTACGTCTCGATATCAATGGCAGTCCCTTCGCTGCCCTCGCAATATAGTCACTGTGCCTCACGGTTCCCCGTGAGGATAAATATAGTAAGGTATGAAAGCTAATTTAAGTCGCATCCTCGAAACATGGGCAAAACTTTACACGCCCATCGCGCACAACCCTAAAAAAGGCTCGAAAGATAAAGCCTTCTACCGCATAAAGACCATCAATGAGCAATCGGAATTTATGCGTAATCAGAACACGGCTAAATCGCCGTGTATGGCTTATTCTATCCTCGTGGATGCTGAAGCATCTGGAACAAAGGAAATCAGTTATGCTCATACCATCTACTTCCTTTCGAGGGCGAAAACAAACTCTCTTGCAAAATCGGCTAAACAGGATGATGATTTGGGTGAGAACATGCAGATGGAAATGGATGACTTCGTGCAAGATCTTCTCGCCTATCTCAAAGAACTGCGTCACAATGGCAAATGCCCTATTACGGGTGACACTTACGACGAATATACGATGAAGGCCCTACGTGGCATCAACCTCGAAAAAGCGGAATGGGCTTCTATTCCCGTCAAATATGGGGAGTGGCACATACTTGGCCTACAACTGGAACAGTTCGCCCCGCGCCTTCTCTGCATCAATCGTGAAAAGTACGCCACCGTGCCAGACAGCTCTCCGTCGGGCGAATCAACAGACAATCCGTAAAAACGTAATACAAAATGAATACAACTCTTCCTCGACTCATCGCCGCTTTCTTGGGCGTTATTTGGGCATACCTGGAGCCAACTATCCCGTATGCCGTCTTGTGTGTGTTTGCTGTGCTCATCGACTGCCTCACGGCATGGAGATTGAACCGACGTATTAAACAGAAGTACCCGAAAGCCAAAACGGACGGGAAACTGAAATCTGCTCGCATGACGAAGATGATTTCAGACCTCGCTATCGTATGGCTCTGCATCCTGCTCGCTACGGGCGTGGATGAAAACTTGCTCGGACACTTCGGAGGCTTGCACCTCGGACAGTATGTAGCTGCTATCTTTGTGCTGTGTACTGCCGTGAGCATACTCGAAAATGAGTCATCTTGCAATGGCTCTGCATGGGCACGTGCCGTACAGAAGATAGTAACCTCAAAAGTGTCCCGTCACCTCGATATTGATGAAGAGGAACTGAAAGAGATTATCCATCAGGATTCTAAAAAGAAATC